AAATAACTAGCACTGCTCACCTCCGTGTAAGTTCAATGAAAAAATGGCTGGCAGCAACGCCCGCCAGCAAAACGAACTCACGGAAACAACTCCTAAACAGTTCTGCTGCTGCCAGCCAAAGCAACAGTAACGAATCCGATATTGGTGGTCAACCCAATAATTCTGAGATTTCACAGTCGAGCACTTTAGCCATCTCAAACAGCGAAAGGGCTGAAGGCATTTGTTGAGCGGTGACGACTCGACTCACCTGCATAGGAGTCTGCCCACTGCGTCTAGCCAATTCGGCCTGACTGATACCCTGCTCGCTCATTAGCTTCAGCATTCGCTTCGCTAATTTTTTGCACTCACGATCCATCTTCAGTTTTTCTCCAACCTAATTTCCACAACACAACGGACAACTCGTAGCCAGTGGAGTGAATCCACTCCTCATCCAAATTCCATTCGCAGGCGTGTAGCATTTCATGAATTAGTGCTTCAAGTTGCAACCGATCTTTTAGATCTTTGCGAATGCGAATTTGTTTTTTTGGTTTTTCAGGATGATCACATTCTCCATGTGCGCTGTCGGTCATCTTTTTAAAAACTAAATTCCAACGCTTGCCGCCAAGTTCGACCCTCATGTCAACAGCTTTCCGAGACTACCCAAAAATGATTTGCCTTCAATGATCGGAATGTTGACGTGGAGGAAGTCTTCGTCTTTTTGAACAATTGCAAACCCATAACCCTGCGACCAATCAGTTGGATCACCATGTCGCCAGTACGGCTGTTGACGCGACAAATGACCGACACTCCACGCGCCAATTTCGCCGTCTTTGACATTTCGGTCCATGCAACTCATCAATTTGTGAACATGGCCAAACACCACAGAAGCACCGAATCGATTCAGCATTTGTTGAGCGGCGTTTTTCCCGTGCCTTGTCCCGTGAGTGACGTAACACCTGCCGGCTTTGATTGTCCCCTGCACCCGGCAGCCGTTGTAGAATTTGCCTTTAGTGATGTAAGGGATGTTCCTTTTTTCCAGCGACAGGACGGCCTCTGGTCCGCATAAATTCCGAAGAAACCCGGCGTCCTTTCCGTGCCGCATGACAGAGGAGATGATCCACTTCTCAATACGCTCTTCGTGATTCCCCTCGAGATACCAGATTTTAGCTTTGGGGCAAATCGCCTGCACTCGATCAAGCAGGGCATTTGCTGCGCAGACATCCTCCTCAAAAGAGTTCTCGGTCTCAGGTATAAACCCGAGCGTATGATGAGCCGCCAGCCATCCACCGCAATCCAGATGGTCGCCCATCATATATATTTCGCGAGGCTGTAAATACTTCAGGTCGCCAAGAAACGCCTGCAACGCAGCAGGGTCAACCAGATTGCCATGCGTGTCAGGCAGGAAGACGCGAATGAACGCACCTTTACCAGAGGCGCGTGCTCGCTGAGTCGGTATTTTGTGACGTGACTTTCGAGCGTTTTCCAGAGACTCTTCGAGCTTGTCTTTTTGCTCCTGAAGATGCTTGACCTTCTGCTTGAGAGCTTTCACCTGCTCGCTGTCATCGCGGAGTAAATCGTCGGCATCACTTGTCATGTGACCGAATCCAAGTCGCCACTGTGTAGGGCGAAACTGTCAGCTGAAACCGAGTTACAAAGTTTTTGGCTAACGGCAAGACCTCTAAGCCTTGCTCGTGGATACGTTTTCGTGCCTCTAGTGCCAAACTTTTATCTGAATCACTCAGCCGATCAAACCAGTTCAGATGACGCTTAGTCTTCCTCTCCAGTAAATCGTCGATGCTTGATTTCTTTCCCATGCCTCGCTCCTGAATTGACCAATGCCCAGTTATTAAAAGTCATCACGACTCAACTCCCAGAAGTTCTGGCAAATCAAATGACCCAGAGTCCGGAACTACAAAACTGACTTTTGCGCCGGACGTGGCCGCAGAGCCAAACACACTAGTTTGTGACGATGTTCCTCGCCAAATGCTGTACGTTCCGCCTCGTATTAGGTTGGTAAACTGGACTTCACCAGATGAGTCTGAAGTTTCAGATCGGACTGCTGTGTCCAACGCCAATCCCGCAACGCCAGGGCCAGAGGTTAATTGTAAGCTAATAACAACATCCTGCTCTAGACCATAGTTTTCGTTTCGGACAACCATAACACCAGTTGCAGTTAAAGATCCGGAGCTTGGAGTAATTGCGTTTAACGCAATGTCATAGCTGAATGACCCAGTTCCTGTGACCACAGTCGTTCCTGTTTCGCCTGAATACCCTGTTTTTGTCAGAGCGTATGAATAAGTGGCAGCATCAAGAGCAAACACCGCGTTTCCAGAGGCGTTGGTTTGTGTCACAAACACATTTGCGCCTTCTGTTAAGCGTATGGTTACATTCTCTAAATTAGTCAGCAGAGCTTCGTCTTTGACATTAATGGTAACAGTGTAAGCTCCAGACCCGGCGGTGCCTGCGATTGTGCTGCCAATAGCGTCAAGACTATCGGTTGCCTTTGCGAACGTATCCCAGTCGCCATCAGCGGCAACCATCTGGCCGATGATCGAATTATCTGTCACGTCCGCACCTGCGACTGACGCAGAAACCAGATGATCTAGGCCGATATCGGTTAAGGCTAAATCAGCTTGGGCATTGACTTCACTTTCTGTGAGAGCAGTGACGGCCAAGATTTCAACGGTGTCACCAGTGGCAATTGTGAATCCCGGAGTGCTGCATGTCACCGTCTTTGATGAACCAACATAATCAGTAATTCTTACAACACATTTCTGCACCGCTGTTGTCTGATCAGTGATTACACATAACCTGTCGTTGTAAATATCGTTGTCTGCAGAGCCGGCAGTCAGTGTCCATGATGTTTGGCTGGCAAGTGACGCAATTGTTGTAGACTGCAGTAATGTAGAGTCACTACCGCTGCTACCTGAAGGCCCTAGCTCCAATGCGTTTGTTGAAAACTGCGTGACCCCACCGTCGCTGACAACAATTTCATTCGCCCACGCGCTTGCTACTCCCGGTTTCGCTGCTGGGTTGTAGTCACTCGCAAACAGATGATCGAGATGGATATCGGTCAATGCTGTTTCGACTTGAGTTTTTACCGTAGCTGACGACACGTCGTTCAAAGCGGTCAGTTCCGTTTGAAGTTCTGTCAGCGTTGGAGACCCATAGTCACTGAGTGCCGTGTCTACTTCAGCGTTGACAGAACTGGCCGAAATCATGTCACTGTTTGTCGTGACAACATCAACCAAACTTATTCGGTCTTGAACAGCCAGAATCTGAACGGTGTCACCCGTAGCAACTGTAAAGCCGGGAGCTGATGCCAACGTCACCGTCTTTGATGCTCCAACATAATCAGTAATCAACCCCACTGATTTCTGAGCCGCAGTTGATTGATCTATTATCACTGCGACCATACGGTTGTAGACGTCATTGTCTGCAGAGCCGGCTGTCAACGTGAAATTCTGCTGATCAGATAATGTGGCAATCGTCGTGTTCGCCAGCACCATCGAATCAAGGGCCGTCCCGGCCAGTCCTCGGTTTGAGTCATAAGCGTTATCAATCAGCGCGTCGTTGATCCCTGCCGCGCGAAATCCTATGCACGGGCCTCGCCATGGGAGGATACCTGTGGCTGAGCCGGTGAACCAGCCGTGGCCTTCTGTATCGTTATTGATCGTACCACCACTGGCTGGGATCTCAATCGTGTAAATTCCAGAGTCACCTTGATCGACCCAGTCGTGAACACCGCCTGTGGTGGGCGTCACCGAAGTAACTGTGTACGCACCAGCAGTCGTGATGAAATGCCACCGCAGAGCGATACCTGATGCGTTATAACTAACCGCATCCTCGATGCTCAAAAAATCTGAGCTGTCACAAAGGGGCAAAATGTTCACTGGAACTTCTGCGAGCGCTGCATCTACATCAAGATAAATATCGGGCATTAGATCCCTCCTTGTTGGGCGTTGTGATACCAAGGGTTTCCTGTCGGCGCAACGTAGGTATCACCGAGGAGAAGCCATGAGTGCGAGTACGCACTTCCATCTGTGTTTGTCCAAGTTTCGCGGATTCCGTTTCCATTCACCGCAACGGTGGCTTGACCGACCACCGTTTGTGAGTGGTTGTAGTTTTTTATGCTGCAGGCATTGGAAATAAATCTGTCGGAATCGCTCGTCGATTGGCCGTCTTCGTCCATCCAGCCGCCCGAGTCCATGTTGTTGCTCTCGTCCCACGCACCAACCATGAATCGGTTGTGAGCAGTTGGCGTGGCTGAAGCAGTCTTCATGGCACCAAGGCAGAGACCGGCCTTCGGGACAAAGCCTGCGCTGATATCATTTGTTGTGTTGGATGTTGGCTGTGTTGTTGTAACAACTTTCGCCTGTGGTCCTTTAATTGCGACCACAGTAAAATAAAATCCAACGCTCGCGTGGACTGCGTTCCAGTTTAGCGTGTAGCCTGTTGCGTCCAGGCTTGTCACGGTTGCAGCACAAATATCTGCTAGTGTTGTTGTCGAAAATGTTTTAATGAATTCTGCAGCATGTACACTCTTAGCAACGCTGGCAGATTGATTGTCGAGCGAGACGGAATAGCAACACGCATCCGTAGTGCCATCAGAAAAACCGAAACTCGTGACTTGATGCACGCTTGAATTTGGCAATCCGCTCGTGTGGCCGGCTGAGCTGAAAACCAGCAAACAGTCCGGCTCAAATCCGGGGCCAGTATACGAGACATTTCCAGTCGAAGTCGGGCTGGTAATTTGGTCAATAGATACATTTTCAACGTCATCGCCGCCGAGCGCGAGAAGCCAATAATTGTATCCCTCTTCCGCCGAGCTACTCCACGTGTGACAAACTTGATTTGCAGCATATGACGACTGGACGGCTCGCTCGTAGGTTCCTCCAGACGAACTTAATGGGTGTACGCAATAGGCTGTTTGGTGCGTGCGATTTGCGTCAGTGGTGCCAACCCCGTTGCGGATATTGCTACCAATTGCAACATTATCACTGGCGTCGGCCCATCCGATGCTGTTTCGGCCATCTGCGTTAACCGCAGACGTACTGTTTCCCATCCCAAAAATAAAATGTGTTTTGGGAGCGGTTGAACTCCAAATCGACGAACTCAGGCTGACGCAGTCAGTAATATCTTCGTCAGGGGCGGCAAAGCCTTTGCTCTCTGCTAATAACGCCATTAAGCAATTCCTAGACTGGCGTTAAACTCGTTGAGATCACAGTATCTTAACTCAGCACGCATAAGCGTTTGCGTCACAGCATTTCGCACAACCGCTTTCGCGATTGTAGTTGCCATGCCTATATCGATACCTGCTGTAACAAGTGAGCTGACCATAGAGCTGATATCGTTTTCAACTTTTGATTTCACCTGCGCGAACTCTACGATTTCACTGTCGCTCAACCCAAAACGGTTAGCAGCATCAACGTCAGTTATCTCGCCAGACAAAACTTCCGCAACTGTGGTGATCGTCGGCCAGATAGGTAGCTTTGCCACTTCAGCGCCGTTGTCATCGTAGCCGCGAAATCGATTAAATAATGACATTAATTATCTCCAATGTTTCAATCGTCATCAGCCTCAATGCCTACTCGGTATTTCAACAACTCTTCTTCAGTGAGCGGGATTGAATCCCAATCGACTTTAATTGACCGATCTAAATTCTCGTGCAAAAACTTACGAATTACATTTTCGCCATAATATGAATAAAGAACATAGCAGACCGTGAAGACTGCCAAGGTTGCGTAAAGAAAACACCCAATCGCTTTGCGAAGCGGATGCATGGCTACGCTGAATTCTTTAGCAACTGATTTAACTTCTCGCCGTGGTCATTAAGTTTGTCTCCCTGTTCAGTTAGTCGCTTATCAATTGAACTGACAACCATGCTAATAGCAGCAGTTGCGTCAGCAATCTTTTTCTGAGTTTCCATATCTGAGTTCGCTTTTGTTTGCCTAATCGCCAACTCCTGCCGTTGCGAGGGAACAACAATCTTGTGGAAATACATCCAGATGATTGCCATGCCGAAAACCAAAATGACTCCCAATACCCAGCCAACAGCTGTTTGACCGAGCGGGGAGTTTGACATTTCTGTTAAAGATTCGTTCATGATGGGGGGCTTCCCAATGCTTCACAGTCAGCAGCTTCCAGCATCCACTCACCATTTATATGCTTAATCCGAATCAGCATGTCTTTAACCAGGTCAATGCCTTCGTAACGATGGGTCAGTGTCTTTATTCTACCAGATCTCTCTAGATGATTTGTTTGTCTATTCCTTGTCAAAATTTCTACGTTTCCGGTGGCAGGGGCAGTGATCCCGTCTTGTGGTCCTTCAATATTTACATTGCAAATTGCCCACTGAGAGGGAACTCGTGGCGTGTTGCGATTTCCATTAGATGACTCGGCGCTATTACGCCCTCGCATGTGATCACGAACGGTCGCTTTGATCAGCTCGGCCATTTCTTCGGTAAAGACTACCGGCATCAGCTAACTCCCGGCAGAATAGAAAAGTCAACTTCTGGATAAATCTGAAACTCTTTAAATTTCGAGTTGCCGGGCGACGGGTTTGCAAGCTGTACGCCACTTCCATTCAACGGCACTGGCGATGTTACTGCTTCTCCGTCAGCATCTTTACATGGAATTCTTTTGTCGCCGTCTTCTGGATCTACCTGCATCAAACCGGCATCAAGAATCTGAGGTCTCCAGCCATCACGATGGACATGCAGCTCAAAAGACAACTCTCGGTACGTGTAGTCGCCTCGAACCTTTTTTTCAGACAGTTCAAATCGTGTTATTCGTGCCAACTGCTCTGCGACTGATAAACCAGCAATTGTAAACGCAGATGCGTTTACTGAATTTTGATATGTCAAGCACCATGACGGTGCTTTCAAATAGTTTTTCTTGACCTTGATTATCAGGTGAGCCGCATCTCGCATTGGCGACGGGTCAGCAAAATAGTCACCTGCTGAATTCATAATTCCTTGATTATTAATATCTCGGAAAACAGGTTCCTGATAGATTTCACTTGAAAATGTGACTGTAGGAGGGTCGTCCTCAGGGTTCTCCTCCGGCGGCTCCTCTTCCTCGCCCGTCATCACTTTGTACTGGGCTGTGACTGTCCAATGTTTCCAGCCAGCTACGCACGCAACAGATAGTGAAGTGCAGTACGCGAATGGGTCTCGAGGTACGAAAACCCCCACCGAATTCGTGTAGCCATATACGGTGCCAATCACCGGTAATGACGCATGAGACCCAACATCAAAAACATCTTCGGTTTTCAATGTCGTCTCAAGTTTAAAAACACGAGTGTAACTTCGCTCATTAAGATCATTCTGCCCAGACCGCGCAGAGTAATCTTCACCGTGATAGATAACTGTCATTATGGTGTACCCGAGATCACTAGGTATTGCCCGTTGTTTCGTTCGCGTTCTGCTTCAATCCTGCGAGCACGTTTCTCCTGTTCTTCTGCAATCTTCCTTGCTGCTGTCTGTTCTTTCAGCAGCTTCTTCTGGATTTTCAATTGCATCTCATCGGTTTGAGCACCTGCAGCGTTCAGGATTGTCATCATTGCTTCAGCCGACCCTCGCATCTGAGCACCAGCTACTGAAGCCGCTGATGTGCCGCTAGGGCCAGCAGTAGAGCCTTCACCTGCAGTTCGTACTTTACCGACAGGATCTTCCGGCTGCGTGTCATCTAATTTTTTAGCAGCCGCCTCATCCTGCATTTGGTGAAGTGTTGCGAGCCGATCTGACATCATGTTGTCTAATGAGTTTCCAGTTGCAGTTGTTAATGCATCCAAATTTGCTTCCAGCTTTTGTTCAATGTCCCCTTTTACTCTTTCTGGAATGTCTAAGGTTGTTAGAGCAACAGTCTTTAGGTCGTCAAAGAGCGGTTTTAAATCAAGATTCCAACCTTCGCCGGCAATAAACCCTGTAACAGCTTTCCACATTGCACGGATGTTATGACCAAGATTAATAAACAGGGTGGATACTGTTTCAAACACATTGAAAAGAATGCTGTAAAAATTTTCCCCAAACCAGCTTACGGCAGTAGGCAAAACTACAGTCCAAAAATGGATTGATCTGTTTACATGAGCTACAACCGCCAACGTCATCCCTGTCATAACGATCTCAAACAAAGCTCCCATGTTGTTCCATGTAAATTCAATGTATGTCATCCCCATCAGCCACAATTCTGCAATCTTGTTAGTCACAGAGGTCCAGTTTTCTTTCAGCCATTCGGTCCAGCCGTTGATTGTTGACTTTATTGACTCCATCGCTCCAATTACAGTTGGAGTTAACATTTCGCCAAACTGTAATGCAGCCCCTTCAACGGCTGATTTAAACCTTCGCCAGCTACCGCCGATTCCAGCATCCATTTCTGTAGAAACTCGTTGCGCTTCGCCACCAGCTCCTTCAAGTGCAGCCACTAAAGCGTCGGTTTGAGCGACGTTGTCAGCTAGACCCGATGTCGCCGTTACTCCCCGTAATCCAAATGCTTCGTAAAACTCCGTCATTCGGTCAGCAGACCCTAGCTGTGAAGTTGCGTTTGAAATGTCCGACATCACATCAATCAACGGGCGTGCTGCACCAGCGGAATCCTTGAAAGCAATTCCAAACTTCTTCTCCATTTTATCTGCCTGAGACGCAGATATTGTAGCCAGCCGGCGAATGGCTGTTCCCGCAATGGAACCTTTAAGGCCCATTTGAGCCAGCGTTCCCATCATCGCAGCTGTCTCTTCAATTGACATACCGAGGTCTGCTGCTGGCTTTGCTGCAAACTTCCAGCCTTCAGCCAACTCTTCAACTGAAGTCAGCGTGCGAGTTGAGACAGCAGTGAACACATCAGCAACTCGACCAGCTTCGGCTGATTCCAAGCCAAAGACTCGCATTGATGTTGCCATCAATTTCGCGGCCATTGCGCCTTCAGTTCCCGTCGCTCGAGCAAGGTTCATCACGTCATCAGTGACATCCATGATCTCAGGAACTTTGAACCCGCCTTTCCCTAACTCTTCCATTAATGTGACGACCTCAGTCGCCGTGAACGAGGTTGTCCGGCCCAGCATCTTTGCGCGATCATCAAGATCTGCTAGCCCTTTCTCAGTTGCTCTTGATTTTGCTCCTGCTGAACGCAAAGCGTCGTCGTACTCAATCGTTTTAGCTATAGCCATGCCTGTCCCCATAATAGCAGCTGTAGCAATCATTGAGCCGGCAGACCTGACCATTGCCCCCATTTTTTTGGCTGCCCCACCAACAGCCCCAAATACTTTACCTCCTACCTTCCCAAACTTAGACAGCATCCCCGTTCCGGTTCTGGAAAAAGAACTAATCATAGTTTTCGAGCGCGTCAATGATTTTGACAGGTGCTGCGTATTACCCATCAAATTAATAACGAGATTTCCAACTGCGCTCATTATTATAATCCTGACACTGGTTTAACTGGCTGAACTGGCTTGGCGACAGGAGCTAGGGCGGCAATCGCTTTGGATGAATCTGCTTTTTCCTCTGGCAACCAAGGCATGCAGACTTCTCTCAACGCTTCGTCACTTCCTAAATCCATCTCTAAATACTTTCCGATCATATAAGCGATAAACCCAAGCATACGTTGCGAATGATCAATCGGCATCACTCGATCATACGCATCCAGCTTGCAAAACTCATCATGAGTTAAAGCCTGCATCACATTGTCGGGATGCAGGCTTCCGATAAGCCTAGCAAGCTCATTGCTTAACTGGCCTCGCCGATCTCTTCTGAGTTTTTTGCTATAGCTTCGACATCTTCATTCGACATTCCACATAATCGCTGAGCGACATTGACCATTCGCTCGACCAAATGAATAGGCTGACTGCCAAGTGCCTGAATGTCTTTTTCAGTCAACATCGGCGAGCCGTCTTCAGTACAGCAGCATGCTACCAGCAACCGTTCTCTGACTTCAGCCATTTTTCTTTTGTTGCTTTTACCAGACGCTGTTTGAAAATTATTTTCAAACTTTGAACGGTCAGCAGCAGACATCCCACGAATCCAGATCGATCCGCCCAGTTCAGGCAGCTCAACTTTTTCGCGTGGGATGTCAACAGGCTTCAGTAATTGCTCACGAGTAAGTATCACGTCGTTTCGCTTTCTTAACGAATTCGCTGGCGAGCGAGTTAAGTCCTAAGCTTTCACAATTTTATTCGTCGTCTTCTTCATCCTCCTCGGCTTCTTCCGCTTCAAGTTCATCCAAGAACTCCTGCTGTTCAGCCATAATTCGATTGTGAACTTCTCGCAAAACACCCTGATTAGACGTGTCAAGTTCGGCTAATTTTGTTTTGCATTCTTCATCTACGCATTCAGCGAATCCAGCATGGACCAGCTTATAAGCATCAGGATGCTCGTGCTCAGCGCCTTCTTTAACAAAACGCTTTCCGTTTTCTTCAAAACAGATTGAGTCAGGAGCTTCTGGTGAGGCTTCTATTACGCATATGAATTTACATTTCATTCTTTTTTACCTTTTATCATGTGGGATAGGTTGGGGATCCTGTTACTTTCAAAGTGCTTGAGAACTTCAAGCCGTCACTCATTGCGGCTGTGACTTCCCATGATACACCTGCTGAAGTGAAGACCAATTCTCGGTAACTATTGTCAGTTGGGCTTTCCGCAAAAGTGATTGACCAATTGCAGTCAGCTGGAGTTGTCACAAGGTCTGAAATTGCTTGATGACCCGCCAAAGCTGGATCATAAAATCCGCCAAGCGAAACTTCTCCAGCTTCGCTGTATCCAGTTTGGCTAAGCGTTTTGCCTGCCATTGCTGTGCCAGCAAGAGAATGTCCTACGGGATACACTTGATCCAGAACAGTCGTATCGTAAGTCTCAGACTCACCACCAGAATAACTGACTTCAGTTAATTGCGCGACTGCAGTCAACACGGCACCGCCGATTGATTGTTTGAGCACAGTACCTTTTGATGGAACATGGGCCATTAGATTGAACCTTTCAGAGAGTTGTTAAACAGCGAGTTTAAACGCCGAGCGTTTTGCGGAAGCCTTTGGTTTTTATTTTCTTTTTTATGTTCTCAATGAACTTACGTTGCATTTGATCAATCATCACTTTTTTTGCTTTGCCTTTTGATTTCAACCAACCCAAACGGACTGGCTGCGGAATCATTCCCCTCTTGCCCCACATCATACCAGTATACTGACCATTCGTTTTTTTGTATCTTGGCCCTGTCCCAAGCGCATACCAGTGGATGTTATAGGTTGACATCCCGTATCCGTACTTGTTTTTTGTACCACTCTTCTGAAACTTTCCCTGACGCCTTTCACCTACACCTAGCCCAACCTTCGCATAAATGTGTGTGTTTCTTTTTCGTCCTCGAGTAAACCGGCTTGCTACTGTGTGTGACACACTGGGATGCTCGCATTCTTTTTTGATTGCTTTCCTTACAACTGCCATTCCCTTTCGCATACCAGAAGCAACTGCAGGACGAGCGCAAGAAGGATTGATTTTATGCAAGTTGGCAATCGTTTCATTTACACCAGTCACGTTCCCAAAAAACTCCGCGCCTTTTACCATTATTTCAACTCCGCGCCAGACAAATCGAAGCCTGTTGGCTCTGAGATTTCATAAGCTGAAACACCGTCTTTTCGGGTATGTATTCGGTAGGCGGTTCTCGCTGTATCTGACCAGTCCCACTCGACTTCACCCATTTCAAGCGTCTCGACAGTCCATGTGTAGGAGACGCCTTCTACAGTTCTGACTATCAGGTCGCCTGCCTCTGGCGGAGCAAGGCTACTCAGATCAGTAACCTTGATCAGCCAGTCGGCAGCTTCGACAACCTGTTCCGCACCTCCAATGTCAATATTCACTTTGGAAGTGCGGCCCTGTACCGCTTGAGAAATCGTCAACGTAGTCTCGCCGCGTGAGTAGGTCACCGGAGCACCGGCAACCTTTCTCACAGCTTTGAGGCTAACTTGAACAGCTTTTTCAAGCGGCGTAGTCATTTGCTTACACTTCCACCGCTTCGGTGATCGTGATTGCATCAGTCGTAAACAGCTCAACTCCAAACGCAGAGTTCGGGAATGGTGCAGGAGCACCAGTCGCGTTGGTCGCTGTGCGACTCTGTTGCAAGCCCTTCAGAATTGGACGATTGCAGACCATGAAGTCTGGTCCCATTCCGGAAGGAAACTCTGACAACAGGCTTGAAATCAAGTCGTCAGTCAGAGGCTTGGAGTCGGTCGTTTCGCTTAAGTTTGCGATTCGGCCAGCGGAGTATTTACCACCTTGCTGCAGTCCGATGTACATCGAAGCTGGAGTGTAATACACAGGGTGATTACTGTCGTTTGCTTCGGTGATAATGGTGTCACCCAGCGTGATACCTCGGCTGAAAGGTGTCACCAAGCGGACATCGTTAAAGCCGGTTTTAAACGCCCACAGTGAAGACTGCTCATCAGCAGTTGTTCCACCGCCACCAATGACCATGTCATCAGCCAGTGCGTCATAATCTGTGTTTGCCAAAAATCCAGCAAACCCAGCAGAGTCACCTGGAGATGTCACGCCGTAAATAATCTGCTGCTCAACTTTGAACAATGCAGATGCCAAGTGACGAACTCCTTCTCGAGCGATCAGGTCTTCTGGACCCTGTCGCCATGCGTTAGCAACTGCGTAGTCAACTCGATAAGAAAAATCGAGAATCGTACAGGTTGCAGTAACAACCGTATCGGTTGAGTGGTCATAGTCGCGACCAGCATTTGCAGCACGGAAACCAGTAACTGGAGCACCAGTGTACTTGTTATATTTGTGCGTTTCAGATCCGTCAGAAGTATCGCTAATTGGAATTCGTGCGACCAGAGGCGCGCCATTCAGCACTTCATTCGTAATCGTCTTGTCAACATCGAGGGCATCTGCGATGAAATCGCCAACTGCCAAAAGATCATTAGCCACGTTAAAAACTCCTTATTTTTGTAAGTTAAATTTCAATCAAGCCGAAACTAGTTGTTTGCAGCTGTTCCGTTGATGCGAATTCTGTTGCGAAGAGTCTTTTCGACAGGGGCTGGCTCTTCGGTATCAATACCAAACTCAGCACCGTCGTCATCTCCTCGATCCATTGAGGCGATAACTTCTTCGAGTTCTTCAACCTTACTCGTCAAGGTTGCGATTTCTTCCTGCAATGATTCAAAATGCAATTCCAAGGCGTCTGAATACGGAACACCTTCGGAAAACCACTTTGAGCCAGACTCGGCACCGAATCGTTCGACATAGCGATCTAGTTCGGCTGCAAACGATTCCCGCGTAGGAACCTCGTCTGCTGGTTGTTCTGCGTCGGACACAAGGTCACCCACTTTCTTTTGAACTGAGAGTTCATGACGCTCAAGGAATCGTGTTACAAAGATCGCCATTCGATCAGCGTCAACACTAAAATGAGACGTGCTAGGCTTAGCGTCGGACAGACCTAGCGCGTATTCCAATAAAGCTTCGCCTTCCTTTGCGGCTTCCTGACCTCGCTGAAACAAACCGTCTGGGTTTGCAGCAGGAGAGTCCACCACATCGGCTGACCTCAGCTCATCAAGCATCGCATGCTTGTAATTATTCTTGTTATCCTCATCGGGTGAGACGTAGCGATTGCCTTGTGTGTTACGAAACACATGGTCTTCCATCGCTTCCATGTCCTGACTAAACACAATAGACAGGCCAAAGTCTTCAGGAGTTTCTTCAGCTAGCGTCATCACGTAATCAGCCAAGTCGCCGTCTGGAGTTCGGGTCGCTGCTTTCTGAAAATGCAGATCAGCAATAACCTGATCGCCTTCGACGCGAGCGTCACGAACTCGTCCTAATTTCTGACCAGTGCCGTCACTGGATAAACCGGGATGAGTGAACCGAGCTTTCATTCCGCCTGTTGCACTTGCCATGGCAGCTTCGTTAATACTTGCCGCAACATCAGACAGGAAGTCTTGATCAACCCAAACGTCATGACCTAACGCTTCACCTCGCGTGATGATCGAGAGGTCTGTAATCAGCCCGGCGTCAAACATACCGGCATCGCGAGCCACTCGAGGCGACCCGGTCGAAACACTGCTTCTAAAATTCGTCGGTTTGTCACTTGCTGGCATCAGTATCATCCCCTGGAGTTTTGTCATCTGACTCGTCTTCGACTTCCTCTTCTTCAACTTCTTCATCAACCTCTTCAGGTTGTTCTTCTTGAGGTGGCTGCGAGTCAGCAGAAAATGTAATGTTTACGCCCATCTCTTCAGCAAACGCCTGAGCTTTTGCGATTTGCCTGACGTTATCTTCCCATTCGCCTCGACCTCGTTCGCGACAAACTCGCTGCGGAGAATCCAAGCCGGCACCAATTGCCATCAAGTCGCCTTTGATTTCTTTTGCCGGATCCCACCACGGCATTCCAATCGGAACCCACTCGAATGGAATGTCTCTAAGAGTCATCCCTTGAGGCAACCGTAGCTCGCCGTCTTGGATCCACAACTGCATTCGCCAGACAGTAATCCTGCGGAGTAAGTCCTGCAGGTCATCTCGCTTTGCTTTACATGACCGGTCGTATTGCATGAACGCAGCTTTACTACCGAAGAAGTTTGTGAAGTCTTCACGGTAAAAGCTGAAAGGGATATCGAGCGACTTAAGAGCCATCCCCAGAACCATGTTCAAAAACTCTTGAGTTGATGAACCGGGGTTGTCGCTGGTCAGGAACTTAGCATCATCGCCGGGGTCCATCTCTAATTTGATCGGCCCTTTCCCAAAAGACACATCGTATCCGTCGCCGGTTTTAGTGTGTTCACCCATTCCATCAGACGAGGTATCAGTGATCACCATTGCAAACAGTTGCTCAACTTTGAGTTTTGCAAGTGCGTAGTCAACACCCTCGTAACAGTCTCGGTACGTATTAAACGCAGCGGCGAGCGGGCTAATTCCCCTGACTTGATCAAAACGATCAAAGAACGCATGTTGCAAGATCGCACTGGAACGAACCTGCTTCTGAAACTCATACTGCCCAGCAGTTGAACGCTTGTGAAGACCCCAAGCTAACGCACGACCTTCGCTGTTAACCTTGCACCCATTCATCCAAGAATGATTGACTGATCGATCTGGCGGATCTTGAATTAAATCGCCTTCAACCGGCTGAAGCTTGCCACTTGATCGCTTAATCAGAAAGACATCACCGTCGATGGTTCGGCGAGCTTCGGCCATGCGAATAATACGAGAAAACGGATGCCGGCCCGCAACGTCACAGTTTGCAGGTCGATCCCATTCTCGCATAAGTTTTTCAAGGGTTGTGTCAAACTCTTCGACTCCAGTGCGTGACTGGAAGTTGAATTGACTGACATAATCCAGATGCTTTCGCACAGCCCACGCGACTACTGAATAGTTTCGATTCAGGTCGCGACCAGTGCTGACCAAAGCTTTTCGGTCACGATGCTTCAGCTGTTCTTCTTCATGCTTTAGCACAGACGAGGCAGCTTTACGCTTGCCGCTGGTCTTGATTGCGTCATAGCCACTGGAAAAGAACGAACCGACTCGCGTTGATAAATCAGACATTAGCGGCATTTACATGGCCCCTGAAATATCAAAGCTCGACCAGCGAGGGCGAGTTTGTACGCCTTCTTCGGCGATTTGAATTTGCCGGCGAAGCTCTGCCAACTCAGATCGCAAATCACGCATGTTTGCGAAGGTGGTAGACTGGCCATCGACTGAAGTTTGCATCAAGCCGGCTTGAACAACCGATTCGAGATCGTCGGCGGCTTGTTTCATTTCTTCGAGAGTTTGCGACATTTCAGCATCCTCAAAATACAAGACAAAACATGCAAGGGTTTAAGACGCGCCCTTGGGGCGAGACTTAGGGTTCAAATATTCAATAAATCTGTACTTATGGCCACAATTTGCGCAGTTGCAGTAGTTCCATTGAACCACGGTGTAGCGAATGTTCCCCGGCTGCAGCGTGCCATTAATGTGCCGCTTAACTACTGACTGCTTTTTTGTGCGGTCAGTACAAGAGCATTTAGGGCAAGCTGCCGGCCTTACGTTGACGCAATCAACGCGAGCCTTTGTAGTTTTAGGTTTCTTTGCTGTCGATTTTTTCTTTGGCATTAGAGATACGCAACCTTCTTCTTTCGAGGTCTGGCAGGCTCGACTGGCTCCTGTGCAATTAAACTACACCCAAGCATTGACGCTGCGGCATGGCACCCGACCAGACAGTCAAAAAAGTGATTGTCTTGCTGACGAGAGTTAGCCCATTCAATCACTCGGTTTCCGCTGGCAAGATCTTCAACTTCAGTCGGTTTTTCAGCAGTTAACTGATCAGCAAACATCTGGTGATGACGTGGAGTACTCTTGTATAAGTCCACGGATCCAGAATCGTCTGAAGGTGCTTCCAGACGACGCATCGAAAAAGTCTTCCAGTGATTCACGTCAACATGCACTGATCGAGAACTGTCACGATTCCGCACAACTTTCCAGTAGGTTCCAAACCGCTCGTTCTTCTTTGCTTTGCCGTTGCAGAGTGGCTGATTGCTTGCCCGAATACCCCGGCCTTTTGAAGGCATTAACACTGCTGAAAAATCAGACCGGCGACAAAATGATCTCACAATCTGTGTGTGCTCGCCGTCGCCTTCGTCAACCAAGATCCGTTCGGGCTGAAACTCTCCACCAGTCTCACCCTTCCAATTTTGCATCATGTGCTTGGTGCAATCTTCCAATCCACGCAAGATCGCAGCTTCCAGCCCATGACCCGGATAACGCCGTTGCAGGGTTCGTTTAATGGAAGACAATCGGGAATACCGCACGTTTTGATCTGGCCAGATGCCATAGTTAATCACGGTCCCGGCAAACCCTCTGCCGAATGCCATCACTGTCCACCAAAGGCATTTCTGCGAGATATCAATGAAACCGACCAGCCGGTCATGCTCAACAGGAACAATCCCTCTCTTCACAGTTGAAGTCTTAGCAGTGATATCATCAGCCGTCACGCTGATCGGATTCGTCATCGACGCGATGTCTTCCGGCTGGTTCTGATATTCACTGTTGAATGCTTCTTCGCCGATTTTCAGTCGCAGATTATAGGCATGCTGAATGGCAGAAATTTCTGTGTTTAAAAACCGCTGGTCCCATGCCACTCGTGACCCTTTGTCCATCGCGTCCCGATTGTCACGATAAAACATTGTAGCAGCGGTGCCGTCACCATCGTTTCGGAGTTCGCCGGCCCAAATATCAGCGTACTCATCCCAAAGCTTTGTCGCAGTCGGCCACTCGTAGACCAACTGTGTTCGTTCGCCTCGCCACTCAGGATGCCGCTGCCGATCAAGTATTCTGTCAGCCATATCGCCATATCGAATGACAGTGCAAGGCATCACGGCAGCGATAGGTTCGCCGGGACCAGCCATTCCAAGCACGGCACCTGACAGAAGTCGTTCCCGGTAATCGTTCTGTGAGACAGATCTTGCACTATCGTCAGTCTGCGGGTCATCGATTACGACCAAGTCCGGACGAATCGAATGGCCGTCTGGCGTTTTCGTTTGCATACCACGAAGCCGGCCAGTCAAACCTACAACTCTCAAAGCTGCCCCGCTTGCTTTGCTGCCTTTCACGGTTGGCAGCACAACCCTATCGGAAGTCCAAGTCATTTGCGTGCGTTCACCACCGCAGGTTTGGCCGTTGCATCGATGGGCGATGCCTTCGAGAGCACGGATAGGAAAGATGACTTCCGGGAAATCTTCCAGCAGCAGTTCATTGTTTTCCATATCTGTTCGGAGAGCATCTAGCAACTCAAGTGCCGCCGTGGCTTCCGCACCGATCAACACAACGAAGGATCTATGTGCGTACATCAATGCCCATTGGCAGGCGATGTAGCACATTGTGGTTTTGCCCGATCCTCGAGGCATCGCGAGAGCAAACTGGTTTCCCCGTAACACGGCAGATTCCAGTTTGTCGATAGCCTTTAAATGATCAGGAGACCATGCTCGCGAAAACAGATCTGCATGGTAGGACTCGCAAAACAGCCGAAAGTTCTTTTCGCATTTCTTTCGCCGATCAGGATCCGCGACATCAGGAATGTCCCCGATTTCACGACCTGCCGCTGACAATTTGCGCGAAACTTCCGCCCGGTATGCGTTGTCAACTTCGTACCGCTGGCTGTCTGATCTTGATTCTTTTCGAGGCATCTACGTTCCGATTGATGTCCAAGTCTTGGCCGGCTTTTTCGCTGGAGCCTGCTCAGCCGGCTCAAGAATGCTGAGAGCTTCTTTTAACTCACCGCGATTATGGGGTGCTCGCTGAGTCGCAACATCAATCATGATTTTTACAGCTTCGTCTTGAGTCATCACTGGTTCCTACGTTGAAAGTGGTGCATACGCCTTGATCGTAATCAGAATGATATCAATTGACCAGCCCATGTGATCAACATGAGCCATTCGCTTGCTAAGCAGCAGTCATATTGATAGGCCGCGGGCCTCCAAAAGTGCGATCAAAAAGACCTATATTTTTTCATTTATGAAACG